TCGAAAAGGATGTGAAAGCTATCAAGAAAGCGATTAAATGAAAAAGCTATCTACGTTTATCGCAGAAGAAAAAAACTTGCACATGGAACACATCGAGGATCTTATCCTCAATGATGGTGTTGCTGGTACGAAGCAGATTTTCAACTTTCTCATACAGATGCGCAACATGCTCGGCGGTAGCACGACCAAGAAAGTATCTGGAACTGTGAAGTGGGATGGTGCACCTGCTATCTTTGCTGGCGTGGATCCGCGCGACGGAAAGTTCTTTGTAGCGAAGAAAGGTATCTTCAACAAGAATCCTAAAGTATACAAGACGCAAGCCGACATCGATGCTGATCTGTCTGGTGATTTGGCTGCTAAGTTCAGTGTTGCCTTACGCGAGTTCAGCAAGCTAGGTATCACCTCTGGTGTATATCAAGGTGACTTGATGTTCACGAAGGGAGACGTCAAAGCAGAAACGATTGACGGGAATAAATATTACACGTTCCAACCAAACACAATCGTGTATGCTGTTCCAACTAACTCTGCGTTAGGTAAGACGATAGCGAAAGCAAGCATTGGTGTTGTATGGCATACGACCTATACCGGTGATTCGTTTGAGTCTATGAAAGCATCGTTTGGTAAAGGTATCGTCGAGAAGCTGAAACAGGTTGGCACGATATGGATGGATGATGCTAACTACAAGGACGTCAGCGGTACTGCTACGTTCACAGCAGTCGAAACTGATAAGTTCAACGCTATCCTCTCACAAGCTGGTAAAATCCTACAGGGATTGCCAAGCGAAGCAGTGAATGCGTTCTCACAAGATTCAGAGCTACTGATTCGCGTCAAGACGTACAATAACTCCAAGGTACGTGCTGGTGAAAAGATTACGAACACAAAAGCACATGTTGCTGGGTTCATTCATTATATGAACGACTACTATCAGAAAGAAGAAGATAAGAAGAAAACACCTGCAGGTAAAAACTCAGTTAAAGCTAAGAAGATGCAGTCGTTTGGACCTATCGTACGAACACCACTACTTCAGCTGAAACTGATCTTTGACTTTATGAATCTGGTTGTTGATGCTAAGATGATGATTATAGCAAAGATGAACTCAGCAGCTGCTATCAGCACGTTCCTACGTACCCGTCAGGGAATAAAGATAACATCACCTGAAGGTTACGTAGCAGTAGATCATTTAACTGGTGGAGCCGTAAAGCTGGTGGATCGTCTGGGATTCAGCCAAGCAAACTTTAGTCCAGACATTATCAAGGGATGGGAGAGATAACATGGAACTCATTATCGGATTCGCAGCAGGGCTTATCGTAGGTTGGAACTTCCTACCTCAGCCTACATTCATTAAAGGATGGATTGATAAGATTAGCGGTAAGTGATATACTGACCCCTCGTAACACTACTCATTATAATGGTTATATGTAAAGTTGTCAAGACGTTTTTATAAATAAAGGGAGCAGAAATCTGCTCCCAATTCATATGCGGTCAGGCTACGGCAATCCCGCGAGGACACAATGAAAAGCGTTGTATTCACATTTGGGCGTATGAATCCGCCTACTACAGGGCACCAGCTACTGGTGAACAAACTGATCGCTCTCGCTCAAACGAGCAGATCAACTCCTCGCGTATACTTGTCACATTCTGTTGGCAAGAAAGATCCCCTTCAGTACGATAAGAAACTTTCGTTCGCTCGTGCAGCGTTCGGTGCTATCGTTCGCAAATCTAACTCTAAGAACATTATCCAGATTCTCAAGGAACTTGAAGCAGAAAAGTTCACTCACGTTACGATGGTCGTTGGGTCTGATCGCGTTGCTGAATTCACTAGACTACTCAACACATACAACGGCAAAGAATACACGTTCGAGAAGATTGACGTAAAGTCGGCTGGTGAGCGTGATCCAGATGCAGATGATGTGTCAGGTATGTCAGCCAGCAAAATGCGCGCTCTTGCTAAAGACGAAAAAGTCTCAGAGTTTCTTCGCGGCGCTCCCAACACACTCAAAGCAGCACAAGCTAAAAGCATGTATACGGCTGTGCGTAAGGCTCTACTAGGAGAAGATGTTATGGAATATGGCCATGACGAAAAGTTCCTCGAATTTATCTTTGAATCAGATATGAAGGATGATGATATTTCAGATCTGCCTTCAGACAGTGAAATCTCAAAGCACTTTGATTCGCTCAGTGCCGACGATCTAGACTTGGATGATTCTGATGCAATGATGCTGGATGTTCTTCTCGGTAATGACGAAGAAGAGGAAGAAATTAAGGAAGTCCGCATTCTTTCTATTCAGCAGCGTCAGAAACTTGGTCAGCGCATGAAGGCTATGTCAAAGCGTCTTGCTCGTCTTCGTCAGATCAAAGCAAAGCAGATGCCAGCGCAACAACGTCTTCGCATGCGCGCGCGAAAGGCTGCTATCATGTTGCTCCGTAAGCGCGCAACAGGTAAGAAGAATCTAGACTACGCTGCTCTATCTAAGTCACAGCGCGTCGCTGTAGATACAGCACTCGTCCAGCGTTTCGGTAAGAATCTTAACTCACTCGTTGGTCGTTTGGCTACACGATTGATGCCTCGTGTACGTAAGCATGCGCAAGACTATGTCAAGCGGTCGCGCGAAGAAGTTAAGGAACAAACGATCGATCCAAAGACGAAGAAGCAAGTTCCAGATCAGGCTAAAGATAGTCCGCTGAGTATTGACGCTACGAAGCTCAACATTCTTACTATTGATCCACAGAAAAACGATCGTGTTGCGCCAGATCCAAAGGCTGCACATTTGTATAAGAATCGTGGTCAGTCACAGTATAAAATGTACGATGAAGGTCGTAAGAGCTCTGCTGATAAAGATGCTCGCGATGCTGGTGACACAAATATCATCTATCAGATGCGCAAGACAATCAATTCTCGCGGTGAGCATGAAACTGTGTTTGCTGATAGGCATAAAGCACAGATTTCTATTGCAGACGCCAAAAAACTCATAGCAAAGTTTGAAGCTCTCCGTATGCCTGCTGATAAGCAAGAGTTTACCATTCAGGCTGGTAAGTCACTTTCTTCATTCAGAAACGTTCTTGCTCATGGTGTGAAGCAAGAAAAGAAAAAGATCTCGCTTGGTGGTAGAAGTTTCAAAGAGTTCTATCTTGGCGTAGGTCGTTCGCGCACCGTATCAGCCTATGATAACGATGAACCACCTGGAACACGTCGCGTTGCTGAAGCTAAGAGCGTTGGTGGAGTAGAGCCAGATGCTAACGATGATCCTAATGTTTCACGTAAGCCAAACCCAAAGCTAGATCTTCTTCTACGTCTTGGTCTTGCTGACACAGATGAGCTACAGAAGTATCGTCGTGCGCTGCGTTCTAGCAAGAAGCAAGCTCTTGGCTCACCTGAGATGCGTAAGAAGCTCGCTGATCTGTTGGATAAGCTGATTGATATCGTAACTGGCGATCCGTCAACATATTCACGCGTCCGCTACAAGGTACAGGCTCAGGAAGCTATCTCACTTGTCAATAAGGCTGAAAAGTCTGGCGTAGATGTAGCTATCCTTGCTGAAGTGTTCATGCGTGAGATTGCTGAAACGAATGATAACAATAGAGCATTCAATCGCGTGAACTCATTCATTGCTGGTGGAAAGGCTGCTGAGGTAGATAGCGATCTGTCAGAAAAGGCTGATATTCCGCATAAGTATCGTGCTGGTCTTTCCGATAAAACTGCTGCAGCCAGACAAGCTCATTGGAAGAAGATGAGCAAGTATTCAGATCGCGATCCGCGCGCATACGAGCCAGCGCCTGGTGATGCGACAGCAGAAACAAAACCTTCGAAGCACACGCTCAAGTATAACAGAATGTATGGAGAAGAATCCATGGAAGAAGGATCATCGGATACAGGTCTAGCTGCTAAGGCAAAGAAGTCTGGTGTTTCGCTAGGAACTCTGCGTAAAGTATATCGTCGTGGCGTTGCTGCATGGAACTCTGGTCATCGTCCAGGTACAACTCCTCAGCAGTGGGGTATGGCTCGCGTCAACTCTTACATCACAAAGGGTAAGGGAACATATCATGGTGCGGATAAAGATCTGCGTGAAGAAGATCTAGATGAAAAGGGTCCAGGTCTGTGGGCTAACATCCACGCGAAACGCGCAAGAATCAAAGCTGGTTCGGGTGAGCGTATGCGTAAGCCTGGCGAAAAGGGCGCACCAACAGCGGATCAGATCAGATCAGCAAAGGGAGAAGCTGTAAGTCCAGCACAGCAAGCAGCTATCGCTATCTCGATGAAGAAAGCTGGCAAGACGCCTAAGAACGAAGCAGCTAAGTCCGACGCACAACAGCGCGCTGCTGGTGCTGCTCTTGCAACACAACGCGGCGAATATGCGGGCGGCAAGAAGGGTGGAGCTATCAATCGTATGGCGCTGATGAAGAAGAAAGAACTCATCAAGCTCGCCACGAAGAAGAAAGAAACTAACGAAGCAAAATACAACTGGAAAAAGGCTGAGCTTCATACAAAGCACGATACTCAGTACAACAGAGGTATCGTAAAGAAGTCATACGTCGATCGCAAGCTCAATCCTTATAAAGCAGACGATGCTAAGATTGCAGCCAACATGATAAAGGACTTCATTGCTAAGGGTGGAAAGCCTACACAACTTCCTCCTGGCAAAAAAACGATTAATTCTTATTCTAAGCCAAAGAAGTATATGACACCAAATCAAGCAGCAAAGGTTGGTGTCACAGAACAAGCAACGAATAGAGTAAAGAGTTTCAGCGAAATGCAGCGTGCAGCTGATGTAAAGATTGTCAAAGTTCGTGAGCCAGACGGATCTGTAAAATTCCGTAAGCAAAGAACAACAACTGATGTTCAGCAGGAAGCGATGTTTGTTCAAAAGACACATCCGCATCCTACAGGCAAAGTTCCGTATAGTTCAACGACTAATAAAGAAATGCAGGATGATCTTAGAAAGAAAGTGAAGGCTGCAAGTGAAGGATATACTGGTTCTGAGCCAACATCATCAAACACAAGCGATCCATCAAATCGTTTCGTAGGTACTGATGCTATTCGCAGAAACTATGCGGCTGCTACTCCAGGACAAGAGCAAGCAGCAGGACAGATTGGAGTTGCTGCGTTTTCTCCAGAGAAACCATCATACGGTTCTCCAGTAGCTCGCACAAGAACAGAAGTAGATCAGTCTAAGGGCGACGCTTCAAAGAAGCATTTTAACGAGATTCGTAAAGCTCTAGGAGGAATCCGCGAGCAGAACGAACTCAATGAATCATTTGCTGCTGGATTTGAGCTAGCTCCTTTCGCGCGCGAATATGGAATCACGGTTCAGTCTGCATTCGAACATCACACAGAAGTTCAAGAAGCTCTTGATGTGCAAGAAGACGCGATGAATGAAGCTATATATCAGGGACGTCAGGTTCAGCTTAACAAACCAATGCCTGGTGATGTTAAAAAGTCTAAAGTTTATGTTCGTGATCCTTCAACAGGAAACGTTAAAAAGGTGAACTTTGGTGATAAGAATTTGAGCATTAAGAAGGATAATCCTGCTCGTAAAAGATCATACTGTGCTCGTTCAAGCGGTCAGGGTAATCTAGCTAAGAAAACCAGTGCGAACTATTGGTCGCGTAGAGCATGGAACTGTTAAGGAGAAATGAAATGAATGACGCTATTATCTTTTGTTCGATTGCAGCAATTGTTTTGTTCTTGGGTTGGCTGTGGTGGCCTAAGAGCGAAAAGGTTGAAGAAAAGAAAGAGGAAGCTCCAGCTCCTCCAGTAGAACCGGTTGTTGCTCCTGCTCCAGTTGAGTCGCAGATCACTGACGCAGTTACGCAAGCTGCTCCAGTTGTTTCAGCGGCTGTTCCAACGACAACAGCAAAGAAGCCACGAGCAACTAAGAAGACGACTGCTGCTAAGACTACAAAGAACGGCAAGTAACATGGATCCACTCGTAGAGTCGCTCAAGAAAGTTCTAGCGAGTAGCTTTTCTTTCTATTTGAAGGCGCATAACTATCACTGGAACGTAGAAGGTCACAGCTTCTCGGAGTATCATGCCTTCTTGGGTGAACTCTACGGAGAAGTCTTCGAAGCAGTCGATGCAATCGCAGAACACATCCGTACCCTTGACGCATATGTTCCTGGATCTCTTTCGCGCTTCCAAGAACTAACTTCAATCGAAGATGAGCTTTCTGTTCCTTCTTCACGCGCGATGATGGCTAAGTTATTTTTTGACAATCAGCGTGTTCTCGCTGATCTTCAGACAGCTCATGCTCTTGCAGAACAGGCTAACAAGCGCGGTATCGTAAACTTCCTTGAAGAACGCATCGACATTCACGAGAAGCATGCGTGGATGCTGCGTTCGTTCACTAAAGGCGAGTAACCTGATGATAAAGTCAGTGGAAATAATCTAATTGCCACTTCGATTGCATGGCCAAAAGGATAAGAAAAGAATGACATACAAGAGCTTAGAATCAACTATTCGCGAAACAGCTCGCGGTAAACTAAAAGAAGAAGTCGACGACGAAGGCAACATGGCTAAAGGTGAACTTCGTATGATTGCTTCGCGCGCGCAGGAACTCATTTCTATGCTCGATGATAATACTCAGCTTGAGGGATGGGTACAGAGCAAGATCACCAAAGCTGAAGATTATATCAACTCAGTTTACGATTACATGAAGGGTCAGAAAGGAAACTAACATGTCAATAGATCCAAAGAATTTTGGTCTTACATCATCTCTTGTAGAAACAGTTAAGGAAGCGCTCAAGGGTAATCAGCACAAGATCGACGTCAATAAGAACGGCAAGATCGACGGCGATGATTTCAAGAAGCTGCGCGGTGAAGGCGCAAAGCCAGACTTCCTTGATCTAGACAAGGATGGCAATAAGAAAGAGCCAATGAAGCATGCTGCAAAGCATAAGATGGGATATAAGGTTCATGATACACAGAACAAGGGAACTGTGAAAGAAGAAACTGTTGCTGAAGCTGAAGACGCAGTAGCAAAGCAGATCGCTGCTAAAAAAGATCAGTTAAGGAAGCAGATTCAGCAGAAAATCGCTCAGAAACAGATGCAGATTATGAAGTCAAAAGCTCAGAAGCGTCTTTCTAGCATTAATGCTTCTAATGACAAGTGCACATGCAGCGACACAAATGAGTCGAAGATGAATTGCGAAGTTCATGGTGGTAAGGATAAAGAATCTAAGATGGGTCGTGAGAAAATTGAAGTGAATCCACCACTGCGTGAAGCTGAAGATCTACCAAAGAAAGTAATCAAGAAGGGTCACGAAATCGCCAAGTCGCTTATCAAGAACAAGGCGCCAGTTCGTGAGCCATATGCGGTTGGAATGGCTGCTGCTAAGAAGTCAGCTGGTATCAAAGAAGCTAAGATGAGCGATGAATCTGGTAAGAGCATTAAAGACTAAATACTAATCTATATTATGCCGAGTAGTCAACTAACGAAAAGCGGAAAGGAAACGACTATGCCACTTTGGGGTTTTTCAAGAGAGTCAACACAGGTAGCTTCTGGTGCAAACACAGTAGCTGCTATCGTAAAGGGTTATCGCCCACTTCCACAAGCATCAGGTTCTCAGGACGAAGGCACTGCAGGTGCAATCCAAACAGCTAATAAGCGCAATGTAATTGCTACGACAGCTGGTTGGATTCGTCGTGTAAACAAGGTCGACACTCACGGTAACAGCCGTCAGATCGACGAAACTCTTGTTGCGGCTGCTCCAGGATCTGGTTTCTTCTACATATCGAACACACATCTTGGTCGTCCAGATATCGTAGAAATATTTGTAAAGCTCAACGCTAATAACGTCATTTCTGCGAACGTATCTGCTAATCTATACGTTGTGTTCAATATGCCTGTTCACAAGAAAGCATCCGGCAATGCAATGTCGATCAGTCTTGCCAACACAGCTGGTGGTAACAATGGTGTTGCTCGCATTACTGCTGCAGCAGCTGCTCGCGCAAACGTTGCTAACAACGTAATGGTATTCACTATGCCTAAGCTGCAAGGTGGTACAGGTTCTGCTAAGGCCACATATCACATCAACGCTCAGTCGATTACTGTATCAGGTAACCCACTCTACAATCCAGAGCAGGGACTGACACACGCAGCTAACCTCGTAATTACAGGCGCAGTTGCTAACAACCTGTCAAATGGTTCTGGCGTTCGTATCACCAACTTCACAGTATCGCCAAAAGGCGTTTAATTGATTTGGAGTCGCTAGATGGCTGATAAAAAGGTTACACAACTTACAGCATTGACGACCACAGCGGCTCCAGATCTGCTGATGATCGTTGATGATCCGAACGGAACACCAGTATCGAAGAAGATCACTGTAAAGAATTTCTTCGCTACTGTTCCTTCTAATACAGTATTCAGTGCAAACGTAACTGTGAGCGGTAATCGCGTACAGCTTGCGTCAAACGTAAATATCACAAAAACTCTTACAGCTAACACAGTCAAAATTACGTTTGGTTCTACACCAGCATCAAACAATGCTACGACTGTGGGTATGGCTATTGGAGAGATTCGTTTTACTAATACACATCTGTTTATTGCAGTAAACGCAACAACGATTAAGAGAGTAGCACTGAGCACGTTTTAATGATTGAGCCAATACTTGAATTCTTGATGGATAATGATGCAGCAAGTAAAGGTCATAGCGGCCGTAATCTAATGAAACATCTTGTTGGAACCGCAGACTTACTTGCTAAATGGAATTGTGAAATGGACGTGGTATTGGCTGGCTTGTGTCATTCAGTATACGGTACAGACTCGTTCCATACCGTAACAATAGATCCATCAAGGCGGGATGAAGTTCGCGCCTTGATTGGAGAACGAGCAGAACAACTTGCGTGGGAATTTGGTAACAGAAAGAACCCACGCATCGTTTCGTTTATACAAAACAACGAAATAGATTTGATACTTATTGAGTGCGCGAATCTTATCGAACAACAGGTTGATCCTAGTCAATTGGCTGCTGCTACTGTTGTTCAGTTACCTGATAATGTTCGAGAAGCAGTTAACGAATACTTGGAGACATATTGATGTCAGTAGAAGCAGCAGGATCGTATGTTACAGCCAAAGCAGTATCCGCAGTAGGCGGATTGTTGGGAGGGCTTACGATGTTCGCGTTCATGAAGCCTATTACGATTATGGACGCAACGATTCGTGGTGGCGTTTGCACAGGATCTGCTATCATATTCGCTCCTGTTATCTGCGAGTATCTCGAAACATCACAATCAACAAATCATCTTCTAGCTGCTGGTGCAGTTATTGGATTTTTAGCATGGGGCGTGTTGTCTATGACGGCACGCTTTTTCATTAAGGCTGAAGCAGCTAATAAAGATATTGTAGAGGCTGCAAAAGAAATAAAAAAGTGAGATGAAAGGTAAGTTGGACGATTCAAATTTTTTTCTTTATGCTGCACATCATTATCTAAATCCATGTGTAGATGAGCAAGAGTTTCTAGATGATTTGAACAGGATTAAGAACATCCGTAGGCTAATTGGTCGTTATGAAAAACGCGGTGAACTGAAAGAACGATTAATTCTAAATCATCTGATGGTGCTCTACAATGTGTTTGAACATAAAGCTATGACAAGAATGCTTGCGTTTAAACTATACGAGTTCTTACACATACTCAAACCATTTTTAATCTTGCTAAACTATTGGCCCGAGAAGATAACCGATATAGGATCTACAAGCGAAACAATCAGATCAAACGATATCATTATGGATATGCGAGTAGTCGAAATCTTGAGGAACATCTAATGATCAAAGAAGATATGGGTGGAGCTCTCGGTGGTGCGCCTGGAAGCCCAACGACTAGTGGTATTGCTAACGTAGCTGGTGCAAATGTAAGCACGGATCCAGTTCATTGGAGCAAACGCCAGCCTAAGATGGGTCCAAAAGGAACGATGAAGAAGTATGGCCAGCCTATGGTATTTAAGGCTGTGCTTCGCCGTAAAGAAACTAACGAAGCAACTGTATATTACAAAGCACTAGGAAAGCGCGTGAAGGCTGTAAGTCGCATCGGTGCTATGGGTGGCGGAAGTGATGGATCCGGAGGAAACGGAGGAGAGTAGCAAATGGGTATAGGGATCAAGATAGCCATAGCAGCTATCCTCTTTACTGTTATTTCAGGTGGATACTTCTATATTCAAGCGTTGCAAGGCAAGCTCGAAGCAGCAGCTGAAGTTCAGCAGCGTATGGAAGGTGTTATCACTCAACAGAAAGCTGTTATGGAGCAGACACAACGCGATTTGAAACTCATGAATCAAATCAATCAAGATGTGGCTGAAAAGGCACAAGCTGCTCAGAATGAAGTTAACAATCTAAGCCGCAAGCTGTCTCGCCTTGATAGCCTATCCAAAGCTCCTCCTAGTGAAACAGAGATTCGCGTCAATCGCGGAACGCGAGATGCTCTGCGTTGTAATGAATTAGTTACAGGTGCACCATTGACATCTGATGAAATAAGTGGTAAGATTAGGAATAATGTATGTAATGACCTACTTCAATCTCTCCTACCAAAGAAGGAGCCAGCACAATGAAGATCGTAGTTGCTGGACTATGTGCCCTGCTTCTAGCTGGATGTAGCGAAACAGTGAAGGTGTTCGATAAACCAGTATTGGTTGGAAGAGCACAGCTGATTCTTCCACCAGTGCAGCCAGTCAATCAGGCTGAAATGAAGTGGATTGTTATTACCCCCGAAAATTATGCGTCGAAGGTAAAAGAGCTCAGCGGTCGTGGCGACGTGGTCCTGTTTGCTCTCAACTCTCAAGGCTACCAAACATTGTCTATGAACGTGGCTGAGTTGCGTAAGTATATTCAGCAACAGAACGCAGTGATCGCAGCCTACAAAGAATACTACAAACAGGATAATAAATAGTCTTGACATTTTTCCTTGATCTAATTATAATGAACCTATGTCTACTATCACTGACCATAAGTATGCACAGATGATCTCGCACAAACTTCTGCTGTTCAAGCGGAAGTCTGAGCGGGTCTATAACTTTCGCTGTCCTTTCTGTGGCGACTCACAGAAGAACAAACTGAAAACCAGAGGCTACCTGTTTGAGAAATCAGGTAGGCTCATATATAAGTGTCACAATTGCGATGTCGGTACTAATCTTGGTAAACTTATTGAGCTCGTTGATCCTGGTCTGGCCAAGGCGTACAGACTAGAATCCTACAAAGATCGAGTATCAGCCAATACTGAATCAGATGCGTTCATCATTCCTAAGACGAAAGTTGAACGCCCTCCTATCATTCTAGACGAGATGCTCTATCGTCTTGATTTACTCCCTGCACATCATCACGCAGTTGAGTACGTCAAGTCGCGACGCATTCCGAAAGAACGTTGGAATGATCTCTATTACGCTCGAGACTTCAAAGAACTCGAAACGTTGAATCCAGCCTATGAGGGGCGTCTGATGTCAGACGAACGGCTGGTGATTCCGTTTCGACGCGAGGATGGGTTGCTCACTGGCGTTACAGGTCGCGCTATGGGTAACTCATCCTTGCGATATGCAACCATTCGTATCACTGATGATCCATTGATCTATGGACTTGATCGCGTGGCTCGTGGGAAAACTATATACGTCGTGGAAGGTCCTATCGACAGTATGTTTCTTGATAATGCTATTGCCGCTGGTGGAACAGACTTTCAGCGAGCCTTATATAGTTTGAATGGTGAAAACGTTGTTCTTGTATTCGACAATCAACCGCGCAATAAACAAGTTGTGAAGCGTGTTGAGTCTTACGTACAACGTGGATATCCGATGGTTGTGTGGAACTCAAACTGGACATACAAAGATATTAATGATGCAGTTTTGTCTGGATGTAGCGTTTCCGAGATTGAGTATCTACTAAATAAATCCACGTTTAAGGGACTATCTCTTAAACTCGCCATCCGAGATTGGAAGAAGTGTTGACGCAGACGTTGTGTTTGCGAACGGATTTTTGTATTCTAAAAAGAAAAACGGAGTAATCTATGTCTAATTCTCTACCGACCCTTTACCAACAGTTTATTCATCTTTCGCGCTATTCTAGATTTTTGTGGGATGAGGGTCGTCGAGAAACTTGGAGTGAAACGATCAGTCGTTTCTTCGATTTCTTTGAATCACATTTGAAGGAACAGCACAACTACGACGTCAAGAAGGTTCGTAAGGAACTGGAAGACGCTGTTCTTTCGCAGATGGTTATGCCTTCTATGCGCTGCGTCATGACAGCAGGCGAAGCGCTCAAGCGCGAGAACGTAGCGGCCTATAATTGCTCGTACGTCGCAGTCAATAGTCCACGTTCCTTCGACGAGATCCTATACGTTCTTATGAACGGAACGGGTGTAGGTTTCTCGGTAGAATCAAAAGACGTAGAACAGCTACCCATTATCGCAGAAGCATTCTATCCTTCAGATACCACCATCATCGTAGCCGACTCTAAGCTCGGTTGGGCAAAAGCTTTCAAAGAACTCATTCATCTTCTCTACTCTGGTCAGATTCCTAAGTGGGATCTCAGCAAGATCCGCGCAGCAGGTGCTCCCCTCAAAACATTCGGTGGTCGTGCGTCTGGTCCTGAACCACTAGAAGCTCTCTTCAAGTTCTGTGTCGACACATTCAAGAAAGCAGCTGGTCGTCGTCTGAATACATTAGAAGCTCACGATATTGTATGTAAGATCGCAGATATCGTAGTTGTTGGTGGAGTTCGTCGTTCTGCTCTTATTTCGCTTTCAGATTTGAACGACGATCGTATGCGCGCAGCCAAGTCTGGTCAGTGGTGGTTGAGCGAATCGCAAAGAGCACTTGCTAACAATTCAGCAATCTATAAAGAAAAACCTGATATCGGCGTATTCATGGAAGAGTGGAAGTCGCTCTACGAATCAAAGTCTGGCGAGCGTGGTATCTTCAACAGAGCATCTGCTAAAGCAACTGTAACAAAGCATGGTCGTCGTGATCCTAGCTATGACTTCGGTACGAATCCTTGCTCAGAAATCATTCTGCGAGACAAAGAATTCTGTAATTTATCAGAAGTTGTTATCCGCGAAACTGATACGATGGAAACTCTGAAGAAAAAGGTATACTGGGCTACTATCCTCGGTACATGGCAGTCAACACTGACCAACTTTAAGTATCTTTCATCATTATGGAAAAAGAATTGTGAAGAAGAACGTCTCCTCGGCGTTTCAATGACAGGAATCATGGACAATGACCTCACCAACGGAAAGATTCCAGGACTCGCAGCGCGACTCGAGGAACTTAGAGCAATCGCAGTCGAGACCAACAAAAAGTTTGCGAAAGAATTGGGCATTCCTCAATCGGCCGCTGTTACTTGCGTTAAGCCCTCTGGTACTGTCAGTCAGCTTACTGATGCTGCTTCTGGTATTCATGCACGCCATAATCCATACTATATTAGAACTGTTAGGGCCGACAAGAAAGATCCACTAGCTGCTCTTATGATCGACGCTGGTGTTCCAGTTGAATATTGCGTGATGCGCCCTAACAATGTTTATGTGTTTTCGTTCCCGATGAAGGCACCAGAGAACGCAGTATTCCGTCAGGATATGTCTGCTATCGAGCAGCTAGAACTCTGGATCACTTATCAAGATCACTGGTGCGAGCACAAACCATCCGTGACTATCTCAGTCAAGGAACACGAATGGCTTGACGTTGGCGCGTGGGTTTATAATCACTTCGATAAGATGTCTGGTGTTTCGTTCCTTCCGTTCAGCGAGCACGTTTACAAGCAAGCTCCTTATCAGGATTGCAGCAAGGAAGAATATGAAGCATTCGCAGCTAAGATGCCTAAGTCAATCGACTGGGATAAGCTGAAGGATTATGAAAAGACTGATACGACAACTGGAGCGCAAGAGCTTGCTTGTGTTGCTGGTGGATGTGAGGTCTGAGCATGGCAGAGAAAGATCTGTCGTGCCCATGCGGAGAATACGATTATACAGTGATATACGAAAAGCGTGGTAAGAAAGCCACTCCTCAGTTCTGCCCCTTTTGTGGGGCAAATGCTGAAGAGGAACAGATAGAAGAACTAGAGGAAGACGATGAATGAATCTTTGATGAGCATCAACGAACGATATATTATGCTGCTTGATAAGTTTGAATCGATTCGTTCCAATGTCCATCTTATAGTTGGTGATGAACTAGAACAAGCGATGAAAGAGATGGATAAGATTGAAGCTATCCTCAAGCAACTGGAGGATCTATATCCCGAGGACGTTTCACGCCATATATAACTGTATGGCTGATTATGAAAACCCTTGGACGTTCGACGGTAAAGAATTTACCAGTGAAGATATCAAAGACTCTTATGGGTTTGTTTATCTGATCACAACACCAGAAGGCCAGAAGTATCTCGGAAGAAAATACTTCTGGTCTATCCGTAAGGTTCGCGGCAAAACTCGTCGTCAACGATCTGAGTCAGATTGGAAAACGTACTATGGCTCCAGCGATGTTCTTAAGGCTAAGATCAAAGATTCAGACAAAAACCTCTTTCGGCGAGAAATTATTTCTTTACATTCGACTAAAGGCCGCGTAAACTATGAAGAGATAAAAGAGCAGTTTGCGCATGGCGTGCTAGAGGATAGCAATTATCTAAATGACAACATCAATGGGAAGTGGCATCGTGGACCAGAACACATCAGAGGCAAATCGAGATTCTCTACCCTCGCATCTAGGCGGGCATCTTAACAAGACCCACAATGATCGTGGTCTTCTCCAGTATCTCATCGGAGAATATAATATCAAGTCATTCCTTGACGTAGGTTGTGGTCCTGGTGGCATGGTCGCGCTCGCGGGGATGCGTGGGCTCGAAGCAGTTGGTATTGATGGCGACTGGGAAGTGCGTAAGGAACCAGATACGAACATTGTCATCCACGACTTTACCAATGGTCCTTGCCTTCTTACAAAGGGTGAGTTTGATCTTGGTTGGTCTGTAGAGTTTCTAGAGCACGTCGACGAACGATACATGGATAATTACATGGCTGCGTTCCAGCGATGCAAGTATGTTGTATGCACTGCTGCACCGCCAGGATATCCTGGGCATCATCACGTAAACTGTCAGACTGAAGAATATTGGATTAAGAAGTTTGACAGCTACGGGTTTGATTTTGACTTGCAGCAAACAGTTACTATCCGTGCAATGTCAACTATGCAAAAGCCGTTTATGCAAACTACAGGAATGTTCTACAGGAGACGATAATGAACTACAACTCAATGGATGTCGCTTCAATTAGAAGCAAGGCTGTATATGACGAAGGTCTTCGCAACTTCATGTTGCAGGTTTATAACTACATGACGTTTGCGCTTGCGCTCAGCGGTCTTGTATCTCTTGGTGTTTCTATGTCACCGACGCTCATGGCTGGTATCTGGGGATCGCCTCTCAAGTGGGTTGTGATCTTTGCTCCGCTCGCTATGAGCTTGGGTTTCATGTTCATGGTCGAAAAGATGACCTCGGCTACAGCCAAGGTGTTTCTGTTTGCGTTTGCTGCTGCGATGGGATTGAGTCTTAGTTCAATCTTTGCCATCTACAAGATGGGCAGCATCATCCATGTGTTCTTTATCTCGGCTGCTACGTTTGGTGCTGCTTCGTTGTACGGTTACACAACGAAAAAGGACTTAACAAGCATGGGATCATTCTTTATAATGGGTGCCATTGGTATTGCTATCGCAAGCGTAGTTAATCTGTTCCTACAGAGTTCAGCCTTTGCCTTTGTGATTAGTATCCTAGCCGTTCTTGTGTTCACTGGCTTGACTGCGTACGATACTCAGCAGATCAAACAGACGTATGATGATACTGAAGGCGATGAGCGCCAGAAAGCAGGCGTCATTGGTGCATTGATGTTGTATCTCGACTTCATCAACATCTTCGTTCATCTGCTACAGATTATTGGAGATAAGAAAGAATGATGGAATCCATTCGTATTTTCGTAGGCACCTCGTCTAACAACGAGGACGCTGAAGCTGAAATGGTTCTGGAGTATACGCTCCGTAAGAACACTACAGTTCCTCTTGAAGTTACCTGGATGCGTCAGACTCATGACGAGAACAGCATTTGGGGTGGCTGGGAAACTCGTCGCTGGTCAACTCCGTTTAGTGGCTTCCGTTGGGCTATCCCTGAAGCATGTGGCTTCACTGGTCAAGCTATCTACATGGACGTCGATCAGTTGAACCTGCGCGATATCTCAGATCTGTTCTGTATTGATCTTGAGGGGCGTCCAATGGCTGCTCGCCGTGGTGCTCGCTTTGGTGGTCACGAGTTTTGTGTTATCGTTATGGACTGCGAAAAGCTAGGTGATATGTTACAGCCGGTCGCAAGAATGAAGAAGAATCCAGACGCACATCATCGCTATATTGGTATGTTCTCTGGAAGCGACTACGTTCTTGATCTGGATCCGCGTTGGAACTGTCATGATGGTGACGGTCGTGGGATTACTGACATCTGGCATCTACATTATACTGACATGGCCACACAACCATGGAAGCCAGCCTGGTACACGGGAGTGCCATGCGAACATCCTCGTCAGGATTTGGTCAAGTTGTGGCACGATAAGCGAGCCGAAGCTGTATTGAACGGCTGGGCTCCGCATCTCAACAACGAAACCTTTGGTGAGTATAGGATCATTGGTCGATGAAACTTTTTGCTTCATGTGATTCAGTATATCTTCATCAACACGCTCCTGCGTTGATTGCTTCGGCTGCGTATGCAGAGAACTCTATTCACCTGCATGTAATCCAGCCAAAGCATGAAGACTTTGAATTCCTAGATCACTTGTCTTCGCGCTACTACAAGATTGTGGGATGGTCCCAGAGCGAGTTCACTTATTCAACTGCTCCACAGTGGTCTGCGGGAGAACAAGTCCGTGATGATGCATTGCGAACTGTATATGCGACAGATCGTTTTCTATCTGTTATGACTCAGATGATTGCTCGACCAGATCAGTATCTTATCATCGACACAGACTGTCTCATCATGAAACATATCAGCGAAAGCGATTTGTCTGGTGATGTTGGTCTGTTCCTTCGTGAACCGTTGCCAGGAACTGTTGGATGGGAAGCACAGGGAACTCGTTGTGCAGCTGGTGCAGTTTACTATTCGTCTCGCGCGATGGACTTTGCTCAGGCTGTTGCTAATCGTATTCGTCAGGGTCCGATTGCTTGGTTCCTTGACCAGGTCGCTATCAGCGAAACATACGAGAGCATGAAGGATCGTTATAGATATCAATACTTCGACGAGAACTTTATGGATTGGGAGTTCAAGGAAGGAACTACGATCTGGACTGGTAAGGGGCCCCGCAAGTATGATAATCCAATCTACGTAGCAAAGAAATGCTATTATGACGGGATGATGAGATGAGAAAAATTGCGTTTTTGTTTCCACGCCTTGACGTCACATTCAAAAAAGGTCCAGTTCCAGACCAGCGAGGAGAGATTCCTGTTATTCGTTTGCACTGGCAACAGTTTGCAAACATGGTGATGAATGAATATAGATTAAGAGGGGATGATATACAGTTCATTGAACAACCATTATGGATGTTTACTCCAGAATTTGTTGACACAATCAAAGCTGATATTGTATATGTGCCTCATAAAGAAAGCCATTCTTTTCCTATAAAGAATAGCGAAGCACGATATTACATGCAGTCGGTGTTTCCTTGGCAGTTCTATATTGATTCGAAAGGATTTGCTGGCGGTGCATCAAGATATCCTTTCGTTTCTGAACCAGACGCAGAAAACGATTTTTACGATAGAATGTATTTTCGTGCAGTGTCGGGCGAAAGCAAATTCGAACAACCACCAAAGAAAGATTTCAATGCCGCTTCAGAGTTTGTATTCTTTCCTTGTCAGATTCCACATGATGAAACAATCAAATATCATTCAAACATAACTGTAGAAGAAGCAATGGAAGCAACTTGTAAAGCAACAGAAACGCTAAATATACCTCTATATGTAAAACCTCATCCAGTGAATCCTGCTAGTCAATTGCCGTTGTTATACATTGCGAATAAGTATAAGCATGTTCGTTGGATTGAGGGTGTAAATATACATGATATCATACCAAAAGCAAAAGCTGTTGTTGTAGTGAACTCAGGCACTGGCATGGAAACACTACTTCATCGGATACCAGTCGTAACTTTTGGTAGATGTGAATATGATTGTGTGAGTAATAAGGCTACGACTGATAATATCGTTGATATCCTCAGAAATCCTGTATTCAACGAGAAAGAAGTACGATCATTTTTTGCGTCATGGTATAATTGGACCTACGACACAAGAAGCAGTAAATCTTTTAGAAAACTATAAGGAGCAGTTTTTATGCCATCTGCCATGATTAGCTATATCAACAGTTTTTCCGCATGAACAAGTTATCTTCTTTCTATTTCTAGCATGAATAGATAATAGTGGTTTTGCTTCATGCTCTTCGACAGTCAAATAAATAAG